ATGACCTTGTGTGTTTCTAATATAATGATTAAAGAAAGTTTTTAATCTAAACCCTACACTTAAACCGTCAGATGATGATTTACTCATCTCATCTAACATTGGACCTGCTTTTGATAATGAACCTTCTGCCATTCTTAACTTCGCATTAAATTGTGTAAGTTCATTTCTTGTTAACTTCGCAGAACCAGATACATCTTTATAACCCGCACTTGCTAGAAATACGTTTCTTGCTGATCCTCTAACTGTACCAAACCCTGCAGTCATACTATCTAAAGTTTTACCTGTATATTTTGTGTGAAAGACTATTCCCATTCTTGCGCTTGATATTCTTTTACCAATAGAAGAATCTACTGGAACTGCATAAGTAATAGTATTGGGTGTAAAAGAAATCATCTTTTCACCATCTATATTAATTGATTTTAAATCTGATTGTGTATATAAAAAGTCACCTTGTAATACACCTTTGATACCAAGACGACCAAGTTCTCTTAATGCAACAGATAGTTTTTCTGCCAAATCACCGGAGTGATTTTTTCTTATATCGCCTGTTGTGTAATTGACTTTTGGATTTTTGTTAAATACGGCTTTTGTACCTACAAAGAATTTACCATTTTCTGGATTGATACCACAGATGATCGCTGGTGCGCCATCCCATTTAACAGTCATATTGACTTTAGCTCGTGAAGAACCAGCCAACATATCTCTTACTGACTTTAAAAAACTAATAGCATTTTCGCCACCTTTTGAACCACGATTTATTATATCATCTTCTAGGTGTTCTAAATGGACATTTCTGTCTTTTGTGATAAATCCCTTAAAACTAAACATATTTCTCTCATAAATTCCATAAATAAATACACTTTTTCCATATAAATCAATTGATTATATTTATATTATATACTATTTATGTAGGAAAGTCAAGGGTTATTTTATAAAGAAATATAAAGAAATTTAGGGATACCCCCCTCTAAATTCCATGTTTTATTTTTATTTTGAAACTTTACCAGTTTATGAGCGTCTTCTTCAAAGAAATATTCCGCCACAATCTTCTTATTTGGGTACTCTAACACCTGCCAGATTATGTCACCGTCTTTCTTTTTCATTCTTTTACGGTAATGTAAATCCGTTAACATTTGATTACCTGGCCTTTTGTCGCCTTTATGAAATCTTACTTTTTGTTTCTTAGCCATTATAATTTAAAATCAGAAAACTTATCATAACTTTGTTCTGGTGTTGGATAGTTTTCTTTTTCTTTTGTTTGGTTACTATCTACTATATTTTGTGCTGTGTTTTCTACATCATATAATCTCATTTTACTTTTATCTATACCTACAATAAAAGAACGATTCATTGATGGGTCGTTGTATCTATTCTTTAATTGTTTTACTTTCATTTGACCTAGTGATTCAAGTTCTTCATTAGACATTAACGCAAACATAAAGTCGGCAGTCGCTGGTAAACCAAATGATTCTGATGTATCTTCTAAACCAATATCTGTACTTACAAAGCCTGTTCTTGTTGTTTGTGTTGCACTAAAGATTGGTACATCAAACTCAACAGCCAAACCTCTTAATTCTTCAGCGATTGCTTTAACGTAAAAGTATGATGATATGTTACCACCTTTAAATCTACTTGACGCACAAATGTTTAGATAGTCAATAAAGATAACTTGTGGTTTAAATGATTTCTTTAAAGATAATTCATTAAGTAAACTTCTAAAGTGACCACTATGCGCTGACGCAGTAGGATATTCTTTAATGATTAGTTTACCTTTTGTTTTACCTTCTAGTTTACTCAACTTACTATCGTATAAATCTTTTGGCATTGCATGTAAGTCATCAATCGTCACATCAAATAAGTTTGCGTCTATTCTTTCAGCAATTCTTTCTTCAGCCATTTCAAGTGTGATATATAAAACATTTTGACCTTGAGTTAAAAATGAAGAAGCACAATGACACATGAATAATGATTTACCAACACCTGTACCAGCAAGAGCGATGTTTAGTGTTTTACTTGGAACACCACCTTTTGTAATTCTATTAAAGAAACTTAAATCAAATGGATAACGCTTTTCTTTAGTATGGTACCAATCAAATCTTGCTTTCGCATCTTCAATGTAATCATGCCCAATATGATTATCAAATGAAACAGCCAATGCATCAGCAAGAATACCAGGTATCGCCTCTGGTGTTCTTGTTTTATCTTTATTATCTAATATCTTAATACCATCAAGTACAGCATTGTGTACTGCTCTATCTTTACAAAACTTTTCTGTTGTATCTAGTAACCATTGTAGATCAACTTCTTCATAAGAAATACCACTAACTAAATCTTTGATACCTTTATATTCTTCTTCGTTTAAATCTTTTCGATTATTAAGTTCGATTAAGATTGCTTCTTTAGTAGGTAAGTTCTTATACTTTGTAACAAACTTTTCTACTTCAGCATACAATTCTCTTTCATCTTTTTTAGAAAAATAATATGGCTTGATAAAAGGTAAAGTCTTTCTTGTATAATTTTCATTATAAAAAAGATTAGTTAATATTGTATTTTCTATTCTCTCGTTATTCATCAATTTTCAAAGTCCCATTCTGTAATTGTTCTTCAACACACTCAATTAATATATCACCAATGTAATTTCTAAACTCTACTGATTCTATGTCTTTTTTAGACGGATTAACCATTATGTCGTATGTAAACTTTAATGGTATCTCACCTTGTTCATTTTCCGTTTCAGAAAATTTGATATTGTTGTATTTATAGATGATACCTTCGTACTCACCTTCCATTATTTTAATACAACTAAAGTCTTCACCCTTTCTTTGAGCAAAGGCGTATCTTTTAGTCTTCTGCTTCGTCTGATCCGTATTGGAATTTTCGTTTTGCTTGTTCATCTATTTTGTCTAATACATCTTTTGTAAAATACTTTTCTGGGTCATCATTGATGTTCTTACCAAAAACTTTAGAACCATCTGGCATTTCATATCTTGTAGATACTTTCTTAAAGATACCAGCTTCTTCAGCAAGTTCAATAAGACCATAATATTTGTCTAAACCTTTTTTGTAAGTAAGTTTTACATCTATTTGTGCGTTTTCTTTTGTTAACCTAGATTTAAAATTTTTACAATGTATAATGTTTCCAACAACCTCGGTACCTTCTTTGTCTTTTCGTTTACCAAGATAGATGATTGATGAGGCTGCGTATTTTAAACCACTACCGCCGCCCATTTCTTTTTGAGGGAACATTGAACCTATAACATCATAAGTGTGGTTCGTCATAATCATTGGTATATTTGCTTTACCAAGTTTCAATGTTAATACTCTAAATGTTGATTTGACTATTTGTGATCTAGTCATATCTCTTGTTTCTTTACCAGCGGCAGTATCTTCCATTTCTTTTGTAGTTGATAACATACCTAAACTGTCTAGTACAAACATCAAAGGTTTTCTAGTCTTCTCTGCTTGTTCAATGTACTTGTCTAAAATCTTTATAGATTGATTTCTAAATTCTTGTACTGTGGCAACTGGTACAATAACCATTCTTTTAGAATCAATACCTCTACTCTCAATCATTTGTTTTGAGATAGCACTTTCTGATTCAAAGTAGATAATACCTGCGTCAGGATCCTTATCTAAAAATGCTTTACAAATACCTAATGCGAAAAATGTTTTACCTGTTGCGGCTTCACCAGCGATTGCTGTGATCTTGTTTCCTGGCATACCACCGTAGATACTACCAGATAATAGTGCGTTAAATGAATACGAGCCTGTATCAATGAAACTTGTCACATCAGCGCTATCAATACCATCACTTACTAAACCGGCATACTCATTACCAGTTTCTTTAATTATATCTTTTAAAAAATTACTCATATTCAATCTCCTTAATTGTGTTATAATATATCATACTTATATCTATTTGTCAAGTCTAGTTTTCGAGGTCTTTATCATAAGGTAATAGATGAGTTGGTAAGTGTGCTTTGCCTTCCCATTCAAATCTTAACTTTGGGTCAGCAGGAACATAACTTTTTTTAGGTTCCTCATAATCCTCAGACTTTACTCTTGTCCATAACAAATTTTTCATTTCTTCAATGTTAACCATACCAAAATCATTATAAACTCTTCCCTCAAACTTCTCAGCCATATAGTGAACAATCTCTTTATTGTATTCTATCTTTCTTTGATAGTCCCAATATTCCTTTAGGTCTTTATATGATTGTTCAGTAATTGCCATTAACATATTTATTTCTTTAAAGCAATGGCGCCCATGAAATTAAAGTTTTGCCAGAAGTTATGTACTTCAAACCCTGCTTTATTAAACATATCATATATTTCAGTTTTAGTATTTAACTTCATCATATGTCTTAACTGTACTTCTTTGTCTAATATTTCTTTATCAGTAAAGTGTTTTCTTTTATAATCATAAAAAGTAAAAGTCATCATGTCTTGTATTTTAGGATTACAACTAAAAGTTTTTTCACTAAAGATAAATGCGCCACCTGTATTCAAACCATCGGCAACTTTGTTAATTACATCTTGTCTATCTTTTGGTGACATAAACTGTAAAGTAAATATAGAAGTAACTAGTGAACAATTTTGAAAATTAAAATCTCTTACATCGCCTCTGTAGTAACTTAAATTCTGATGTTTATCTTCATCAAAGGTATAATTACCATAGAAGTCATCTTCTATTTCAATACCAGTGTATTGTGCATGTGGTATATGTTCATTGTTTTGTTCAATCATACTTTTTAATAGTTTACCTGTTGAACAACCAATGTCAACAACTTGTGTATAATCTTCTACAAAGTATTTTGATAGAGAAAGTATATCACCCCATAAGTGACTATAACCTCTAACTGATGTATCTATATGTTTATCAAATCCTTCTTCTGATGTGGCAAATGTAAATTTAGTCATTATTTAACTCCTTATATGGTTTCAATACTTTATTATATACACTTTCCGCAAGTGCTTTCATCATAAGAGGTGGTACCATACGACCAATTCTTTCTGACTGCTGTTGATGTTTACCTGTTAATTTAAAATCTTCAGGTAGTGACATAATTCTTTTTAGTTCTTTTATAGTAAATTTCCTATCTTCTAATGGGTGACAAGTACCAGCAACACCAGGAAAATTACCCATCGCTGTAATTGTTGGACAAGGTTTTCTTAAACTACATCTTTTTAAATTAAAGTGATGCCCTTTGTCATGGTAATCCATACCTGTCAATACTTTATCAGGATCTTTTGGCATCTTTACCAAAGTTTTACCTACGGCAGTTTCTATACTCAACTTTTGTAACAATAAATTTATTTCTTCTTGGTCTTTGTTTACAATATCATTTATTGCTTCACCAAGTGTTGTTTGTTTGTCATTTTTTTCAGGATATAATTGATACATGGTCATAAAGTTTATACCAACTTTTTCAGCAATATCTTCTCTTACACCTATAAAGAAACATCTTTTACGAGATTGTGGTACACCAAAATAACTAGCATTTAAAACATCAGCAACAACTAGATAACCTATATCTTCAAATGTATTTTGTATTTTATGAAAATACTCTTTTGCTTCACCCATAGTTAAACCTTCAACATTCTCACCTATAATTACTTTTGGTTTTAGTTCATTTGCTATTCGTAAAAATTCAAAAAATAAATCTTCAACATCTTCTACACCTTCAATATCACTATATTTCTTTTTTTTACCAAAGGCGTCTGCGTGTGTATTACCTTTACCATGTGATACAGAACCCGCCATACTAAACGCTGAACACGGTGGCGAACCATCTAATAAGTCAAGTTCACCTGGTTTTAGTCCAGTATTAATCATAAAATCTTTTCCAGTTAACTTTTTAATATCACCAGGGATAATTAATGTGTTTGGGTAGTTTTCTTTATATGTGTTTTGAGCTTCTGGTACAAATTCATTTACTGCAAGTATCTTACCACCAGCCAATCTATAACCAGTTGATGAACCACCGCCGCCAGCGAAAGTTGATAGTACATTAAATAGTGCTCTTTTCTCACTATCTAAAGTATCTTTTAATGTATATCTTTTATAATTGTTCATTGTTCCATTTCATTAATAACCACATGATAAAACCATACACTAATATAACATATAATAATGATAATGTCAAGTCTAAAATCATACTTCATTCCCCCAACTTGTCCAACCTTCTCGTTTTCTACGAGCAAAGAGTTCAATATATGGACCATCTAACATCTTCTCAATATGGTCATATACTATATCAGGTTTTCTACTGTGTTCTCGTCTTTGGTCCACAACTAATTGTGGTATACTTTTATTTAGCCGTTTAGGTTTACCCCTTGTAGCAAGTAAACACATTTCTGGATTACCTCTAGTCCAATAACCTAGACCTGTAAAGAAACCCATTTTAACACGATTCGTTTTCGCCCAAGTAAAACCTACTGTCTTATACTTGAAACCCCACGCATTGATTACTTCAAATGCTTTGTCTAACAAGGGATCAACAACCCACATTAAAAGGACTGCATCGTCCTTAGCAAGGTCACCAACAGGTAACCGAATAATGTCAGACAAAGACATGCAACTATAATGTTTCTCAGGGCTTTTGTCCTTGCCTTTATTACTATACGTTTTAAACGTCCACGGGGGATCAGCATATATTACTCCATGTTTTTTGTTTGTATTAAATTCCATAAGTTAAAAAAAAGTATCTAATCAATAGTATTATTATTAAAAATCTAGGTATAGACCATTCTGTTTTCATAGCAAGTAAACTACCTGTGGCAAAACCCCAATGAATACAAATCAATGATATAAAAAGACTATTCAAAAAATGCCTCTAAACTTGCTTTCTTTTCATATGTCCAACCAATAGAGTTTAATATAAAACTCATAGGATCTAAAAATGTTTTTTGAAACATTGTATCATAATCAATATATTCTTGTAATTTAAATTCACTTGGTAATTTTGTTACATAACTTACTACATCAAATTTAAATGGGTTAGCTTCTTTTAATTTTAAAAATTTAATCTTATCACCTTCTTGTATTAAAGGATACTTTTTATGTAACTTAAATTGTTTTAGTTGATGATTATATATCAAAGCACCTTTAACATGAATAGGTGTACCTTTAATAAAGATACTATTACTATCTTTATATTTTCTTAAATTGTTACAAGACCTAGGAAAAGATATTTGTTCAGCTGACATTTGATAAAACTCTTTTTTAAAATTGGCAACAAACGCTTGTAGCTCGTCTTCACCTTTTGTCATTATAAGTTTAATTGCTTGTTTAATATTACCTCTACAAACTTCAGGAGTAGATGACTTCACAGCCTCTATACCCATAATCTTTAATTTAGGTTCTTCAAATGTAATACCTTCTTCATCTAACACATTTAACATATATCTTTTTTTCGCAGTCCATATACCTTTATCAGCGATGACTTCTCGTTTCATAACCATTTTTTGTTTAATGGCATTTGTGTAATCGGCAAGTTCAGCAAAACACTTATCTATAAAAGGTTCTATTCTACTATTTACTACTTTGTTTAAAAACTTTAATGTATCTGCTTTTGATTTATCTTTACAAGTTGCTTCAACTAATTTATCTAGTGTAAGGTAAATTGAATCTGTATCTGACGCAACAATATAATCAACCTTATCATGTGTCTTTAGTATTTTATTAATATATTCATTTACATTCTTTTCAATAAATCTAATTACAAATTGACCTGATGATGTAATAGCAGTTGCTTGTCTTACATCATAATATCTAAAGTATTGATTACCAATGGCGCCATAAGCTGAGTTAAGAGCAATCTTC